TTTGGTTGCAAACCTGAATGCAGATAAGCTAGACGGTCAAGAAGGTTCTTATTACAACGCGCTTGCCAACATGACGGGGCTAGGTTCAAACATTGCATCGGCACTTGGGAACCAACTAGACGCCGACCTTGCAAACGTGTCTGCGAGCGACGATACCCTTGCATCTGCAAAAGCTATCAAGGCGTATGTTGACGCACAGAACGCAGTACAAGATCTCGACTTCCAGGGGGATTCTGGCGGTGCTTTGAGCATTGATCTTGCCACCGAGGTTTTGGATATTGCAGGTGACGGTGTTGCTATCTCTACAGCAGGTTCAGGCAACCAGATCACGATCTCAGCAGCTGATGCTACTGCATCTGCTAAGGGTGTTGCTAGTTTTGCTTCGGCAGATTTTAGCGTATCAAGTGGTGCTGTTAGCCTTGTTGACCTAACAGTTAGTCACATGGACGCAGCAGCAGTTGTGGTTGAGTCCGAAGGCATTGGCAATAACGATAACGATACCACGTTCCCTACTTCTGCCGCTGTTAAGGCGTATGTTGATGCCGAGGTAGGTGCTTCGGCACTTTCAGTTGACGGAGATGTAGGTACTGCCCAGTCGATTGATCTGGCTACTGAAACTCTGACAATCGCAGGTGGCACTGGTCTTACTACGTCAACATCATCCCTATCGCCCAATCAGATCGGAATTGCGATTGACAACACCGTTGTTACAAAAACAGGTGTAGATACTCTTACTAACAAGACTCTGACCAGTCCAGACATCAATGGCGGTACGCTTGACGATGCGGCAATTACTCTTGGTGCTAGTGGTTCCTTGGATGCCTCGGCAGGTTCTTTGACCACATCGGCAGCACAGAACGCAGCTATCGTACAGGGTGCAGCAGCGAATCTGGATATTGGTGCTTTTGAGCTACGTGCTCAAGACCTTGTAGCCGATAGCTTAGTAGAAGGACGAGTTGTAATTGCAGGTGCAGACGGGAAACTCGTCGATGACGCAGATCTGTCTTTCAGCGGTGACACACTAACCGCTACCAAGATTGGTGCTTTCCAGGCGGCAGGCGCAATCAACTTTGCAAGCCAGCAGATGACCGCTGTCGATATTAACAGCGGTGTCATTGATGATACAGCTATCGGTCTGACCACACCATCTTCGGGTGCTTTCACTAGCCTCAGTGCTTCGGGTTCCGCAAGTATGTCTAGTGGTCTTGGCGTTGCAGGTACTACACAGCTTGCCGTTCTTAATGTGTCAGGTGAGGCGGCACTTAGTAGCACTCTAGCGGTAACAGGCGAGTCTACCTTTTCGGCGGGGCTTTTTCCTGCATCGGGTCAGGACGTAGACCTTGGCGGTTTACAAGGGTCTACAGCCGATACTTCTGCGACCGAATTGATATGGTTCGAGGACTCTGCGTTTAGCGACAGGTCAGAAGGATCGAACGTGTACATTCAGGCGGCAGTAGATAGTAACACAGGAATGAATCTGTACACCTACTACAAGGATGCAGCATTTAGTGTAGAAAATCCAAGCTCCACCCTGCTTACGACGAATGCCCCAAGTTCTTGGGCAGCATACACGGACAACACCTATTCCACACAGATTACAGCGTCAGGTGGAAGCATGAACGCGGTGATTTTGACGTGGACTGCATCTACTTATCCTGATGCGGCAGAGCGAGCGGGGGACGGCACAAGATGGAATCAGGTGCGATTCGTTAATAGGTACAGCAGCATATCAGTTAGCAGTTTAACATGGGACGAAGCTAACTATCAGGCAAGAATAGACTTTGGTAGCACAAGTCAGCTATTAACTGCGAGCAACGCAAGTTCATGGCTCGCTTCTACGGTAAATCTACGAAACACGCAGATTGATTCTCCTTACGTGGAAATGACTTTTCTTTCAGATCAAGGTCTGGATGCAGCGGCAGTATCAGGTGCGTCTTTCACTGATAGCTACGGTAATTCTAACACAATTTCCTCTGTCGCTTTGACAAGCGGGCAAACTTTCCAAATTACATTAGGATCGGATGTATCTGCAAGTAATCAGAGTGGATCACCTAGCTTGCAGTTTTCAGACAATGATATTCCTTCGCAGTATCTTCGCATGAAGTTCTACGATAGCGGTTATGGGTATACTGGACCTACCCAGGCATCGGATATTACGGCAATTAAGTTAGGAAGCTACCACTCCCCTGTTACGTATGCACATTCATCCATTACACTAAGTTCCACGGTACCTGATAGTTACGGCACAAGCTATTTCTTCGATGTAACTTTCAATTCTACGCCTGCTTCTTATAATTCAGGGGACCAAGGATTTGCGACATCGGGAACCACTGATGTAAGGTACTTTCAAGACGTTTCTGCAAAACGAGCAATGCGTATCCAGAGCATTGGGTCTAATACAGCACCTACTCTTAACTCAGGCGTTTCGGGTGACAGTGCATTGTATGTGAAGCAGTGTCCTGTTAATTACAGCGGTAGCCACGCAGACGAGCTTTTCTACTTGGATGCAGCGGGCAACACTGTACAGTTCACAGAGGGCGGTCACGTTTTTGCTCCACGTCGAGCAATGGACGCGACTGAGGTACTTGCAGAGGACGCAGATTTGTCTTCGTTGCCTACTTTGGCGTCTAGTCTCAAAGAGTGCTACGTTTTTGACTTGAGTGCTAAGGCAGGTTCTCCTAGCCTTGGTGGTTCTTCGCAAGCACAGGCACTGACACTACCTGCACCAGAAGCAGCAGACGTTGGACGGGAAGTTAAATTCATCGTTTTGAGCGATATGTCATCTGCGAACCAGTTGACCATTAACGCGGGGTCTTTCACGGGAAGCGGCGGTTCTTTCGCGGGACAAATTGACGGTTTGGACAGCGTGATTCTTAGTCAGCCGTACCAAGTGGTTAAGCTACTTGCGATTAAGGGGCAAGATTCAGCCGCTACGGGTGCTATCACTTGTTGGAAACTGGTATAATAACCTAACCCTTCCCTATATATCCTACCTGTAGGTGGGTCTGCGACTAAGGAACACAGTTTTTAGTTGTTCCTTGGGCGCAGACCCTATACAATTCCCTTGACAACTGGACCATTTAATTTTCGGACACAAGAAGGGGTCGAAATGCTCAATAAAGATGAGGAAAAGGTTTTGGGATCTTTTGATAAAGGAGAGAAGGCTAAAGAGAACAGTAAAGTCCTCGCTAAAGAAGACAAAGATGTTCTTGGGGCTTTTGGTAAAGCGGAGATGGGTAGTGCTAATACCTATCAGCTTGACTTCTACGGCATCCAAAAGGGTGACGAGATGAAGAAGATGGACGAGGAGAAGACGCCTGAGCAGAAGGAGCAAGAAGCTGAATCTGCCAAGGAGGAGTCATCTGAGGACATGGAAAAGATGATGTACAAAATGATTGAAGAGGGCATTTCCAAAATGATGGAAGGCGAAGACTCTCCGATGTCAAAGATGATGTACAAAATGATGCACAAAATGATGGCTTCTAATAAGAAGAAAGAGCCTGAAATGGAAAAGGCACTTCCTGTCGAAGAAACCACTACTTTGGTCAAGTCTGAACCTACTCGCGGTCGTGATGCTTTGCTAGGGTGGGTATCTAAGTAATCTTCTCTAGAAGCACATGAAATTTGCATCTTGCTAGGAGGATTGCGTGAATCTACATACAGATAAGCCTACTGATGAGGATTCGACCCCTTACACAGAGAAGGGTATGCGAGATTTACGGGAAAAGGATTTATCAATTTTGATAGACCCTCCTCCGAATGAAACCGATAGATTGCTAGAATTACCCGTGGTAGCAGATCAGTATCGGAACAGGAAAAACCCCGAGAAGATGCAGGACTTGTTGGATAATGACATGGAGTCTCTTTTCAACGCCATCCTGATGGACGCGGGGCTACCTAGTAGCATGTACATGATTACAGGTATTGCAAAAAGCACCGTATCCGATATCAAGTTTCATAAGGACTATTTTGGTGCATCTAGACCTAAAGAATTAGCGCAGAAACACGGCATATATTTTGAGTGCGATCATTTAGACTCTGCACAGACGGCATCTTATCCTAGTGGACATACAACGCAGGCATGTTATGTAGCTATGGTTCTCGGTGAGATTTATCCTGAGATTAAATCGAAACTAGATTCTCTGGCTGACAAGATTGCGAATAGTCGGATAGACAGAGGTGTCCATTTACCTAGCGACAATGAAGCAGGTAGAAAATTGGCAGAGGCTCTTTTTCAAAAGACACGTAAGAACGTGTTAGAGGGAGAGACCAGATACAGAGAAGTTTTTGGGGGATAAGATGGGTTTTTGGTCAAAGCTATTCGGTAACGATCAACCGAAAGAGGAAATGACGAAGGCTTTAGATTTGCCCAAAAAACCTGTAATGCCTCAGTCCTATGAGTTAAGCCCTGAAGAATTTACGATGGGGCAGATGTCCGATGAGTATATGACAGAGGACTATTACACCCGTGGACATGGGCTTTCATATACAGTTTTACAGAACATGGCGAGAACGCCTGTTATTGCTGCAATAATTAATACTAGAGTCAATCAGATAGCGGAGTTCGCAATCCCGCAACCCGATCAATACTCCCTGGGCTATCAAATTAGATTGAGAGATCATGGGGCTCCTATGACCCCAGCGGCAAGAAAAAAAGCCAGAGATATTAGCCAATGGTTACAGACATGTGGGGACGAGAGAGTAACGGGCAATTTAACTTTTGAGTCTTTTATGCGAATGATTACTCGTGACTCACTGGTATACGACCAGGCTACTTTCGAGATTATAAAAAGCCGTGGCGGTAAGCCTTCAGCCATCATTCCTGTAGACGCGAGTACAATTAGACGCGCCAAGTTAACGGAAGCTGAGATTAAATCAGGCAGACGTGATCTCAAGAGAGACGGGTACATTCAGATTGTAGACAAGAAGAAGCGAGTTTCCTTTGAACATGATGAATTAGGTTTCGGTATTCGTAGACCTAGAAGCTGGATTAAGGCTAACGGGTACGGGTTCCCTGAGCTTGAAGAGCTTATTCGCGTTGTTACTGCAATACTAAATGCTGATATGCACAAAGCGAATGATTACAACGTAGGGCTTTCTACGGCAGGGATACTCGCAGTTAAGTCTAAGATGAATCCCCAGCTTTTTAGGTCTTTTAGGCGAGAGTTTTACTCTATGCTCAGTGGTGCTCAAAACTCCAGAAGAACACCTATTATTCAATTAGACCCCGAGGCGAACGAAGAACTACAGTCTATTAATCTTAATGAGAATAGAAACTGGCAAGATTACCAGCAATGGACAAGTTACTTGCTTAAAATCGCGTGTGCCATGTTTCAAATGGATGCTTCTGAGCTAGGGTTTGTCTACGGTGCAGAAGGGCAGGTTAATAGTCTATCTAGCTCTAATCCAGAAAATAGAATCATTGCTTCTAAGGAAAAAGGACTAAGACCCCTTCTTAGAGCGCAGCAGAATTGGTTGAACAGATGGGTCATCCATAAAATTGATTCAGACTTTGAATTACGTTTTGGAGGCATTGATGTCAAAACTGAGGCTGAAAAACTTGAGCAAGAACTCAAGAGAGTTAAGCACTATATGACTATCAATGAGGTTAGAGCGCATTGGGACCTAGAGCCGTTGGAGAGCAAGGTGTCGGATATGATTTTGGACCCAACTTACATTGGAGCAGCGGGGCAGGAAAATGCTGCTAGAGAACAAGCAGCACAGGAAGCGGCACAACAAGCAGAAGAAGCAGGCGAAGAATTTGATATTGAAAACTTCGATGTAGATACCTTTCTTGGAATCAATAAGAAAGACGACGATCCTAAAGACGAAAAGATTAAAACGGCAGGTGGTTGGGAACCTATTCCTGGGGGCAAAAAAGGTGGTAGGCGACGACGTGCAGGCAAGGGCTGGGAGTATGATTATTCGGAAAGAACGCTTAAGAACCGAGAAGAAGCCGTAGAACCTGACGAAGACATGGAGAAAGGTGGCTTCAGGACTGTTAAGGTAGAAGTCCTATGAAGCTAGAGATCAATGAGTCGTACGAAGGGGAATTAGTAGAGGACGCCCAGAAGGTCAGAGACAAGGCAAATTGGGCTTTGCAAACAGCACTCAAAGCAGCGGGTGTACCTAAGTGCTGTGGGGGCATAGAGAAATCTCTACTGAGTAAGGACACTAAACGCATTGGAGAAATGAGAGTAATTGAAGATATTACGGAAGCACTCTCAAGAATGTATGAGCACAGACTCGACTTGATGAGACAGGATCTAATTTCTCGTATTGAGGAAAACGATGTTTCGTGACGGACGGGAACTACTTAGCGAGATAGCGACACAAGTTGTCACAGACCACCACGATGCGTTTATTGTGCAGCTTTTTGGATCTCGCGCATCTAATTTAGGTCCTGCTAGAATAACAGAGTTACTTAACGCAGGTGTCATTACACAGGATCAGTTAGATAAAACTTTAGTCCCAGGTGCTGGGTGCGACTATTTAGAATTTATTTTCCATGTAAGCAATCACCTGAGTGACTATCACGGGGATCTTGATGCGATTGACACGATGCGTGACTGGGACATTAAGAAATGGACG